TCTGATCATGAAACTGCTTGGTGCAGTTGCTGAACTATCAGCAGAAGTCGAAGCTCTTAAGGCAGGTTGACAGTAAACCGCCCCGTTTTACGCGGGGCTTTTATAATCAAACTATTTTATTTATTAATTACAAATGGCTACAACTACTACTTGGAATATCGCAAACCTTGACCGCGAAACTGCTGACGGTTATGTATTCACTGCTCATTACACAGTAAACGCTTCTGACGAAACCTACAGCTCTGGCGCTTACGGTTCTATTGGATTTGAACGCCCTGAAACACTCGTCCCTTTTGCTGATCTTACTGAAGAGACAGTAGTTGGTTGGGTTAAGGATCAACTGACTGCAGAGAAAGTCGCAGAAGTTGAAGCAGCACTTCAAGCACAACTTGACGAACAAAAAGCACCTACTAAAGCTGCAGGTACACCCTGGTCTTGATTATGATTACTATTATTCGCCCAATCCTGTTTAAGTTTCTCCAATCTGATCGTGTCAAAACGTTGATTGTGGAGATGCTTGAACGTCTGGTTAAAACTACAGACAATGATATTGATGACACGGCAGTTGAACTGATCCGTGTAGCTCTCTTTCCAGTTAAGTAATGGAGTGGGTAGCTCCACCAACGCTGCCCTCTCTAATGCTCCCTGAAGCGCCCGGATTGCCGGGTCCAATACTTTCTATACCACGAGCGGAGATGCCTTATTACAAGCCGCTTGTGGCACCTCCTAGCGTACTTAGACCGCCACCAGGGATTGAGGGCATCAATACAACTGACGAAGCTCCTAAGAAAGAAGCAGTTGCTCCTAAGCCAACATCACCTACTCTTCCACCACTTCCTAAAGAAGCTCAGATATTAGAAGTTCCGTTTACGGAAATAGAAGTGCCTATGCCTTCTACAATTATCATGACAACAGCAGTAACTACAGCATTTATTTCTGTAGGTGCAACCTTAATTGCTACTTCGTTGTTCAAATATATTGTCATGATTATGAAACCAGTCTTTAAACAACTATGGAGCAAGCTGACAAAAAAGAAGGAAGTCCTAGAAACATCCTAGCTAAAATCAAAGAGAACACTGAGGATGAAATTCAGATCCTTGGTACGTTCGTCAGGCTAGGTGTTGTGGTTTGGAGTGGATTCATTATCACTCTGAACTATGTTGACTTACCAATGATTAAAAAAGGACAGAGCGGTGGTGATATCACCTTTGTTGCTTCTGTATTTACAGGTGCTCTTGCAACCTTTGGCCTTACTACATCTAACAGTAAGGCAGCAGGTGCTAAAAACACTGACACTAAAAAGAAAGAAGAATGAAGTATCTATTTCTATTGTTGATGTTGGCTAGTCCTGCAGCAGCACAACAAGTAACCCCTAACTTTACTCAGGGGTCAATGCAATCAACTACTACCACCACTGTTGATATTGATCGGACAATTGCGACCGAGATCTTTGGTGGTGCTTATTCATCATGGTCTGGAACAAACGTAACACCAAGTGGAGATATCAAGAATACATCCACAACTTATTCAGTACACACAGCCGGGGATCAGTTTCAACTAGAGATTATGACCCGAGCAGCAGGTGTAGTAGAGACAATCGACATCACAGAATCAATCGAACAAACCTCTACTACTACATCCTTGTCTGTCTTCTCTCAGTAAGCCCTGCTTACGCAGAAGATCCAAAGGTACAAAACACATCTAACCCCGTGGCTGCTGCTACGGGCAACGTAACTAACCAGGCGGTGCAGTTCCAGAACAATGGAGCACCGTCTCGTCAGTACTTTGGCGGTAACAACAGCTGTAATGGCACAACAATGCAGTTCTCACCCTTCTATATGGGTAATGACACATTGCCTTACGACTCTACTGGTTATGTCAGAAGCAATAATTTTGGTGCTCAACTGAATTTCTCTGTCCCGTTAGACGGTGGCATGATTGAAACCTGTAAAGCTATCGCCAGAAAACACGAACAAAAGATGCGACTCGATTACGAGTTAGTTCGTGCAATTAAATGTACAGAAATTATGAGAGTTGGGTTCACTTTTAGACCTGGCAGTCGTGTCGAAGCACTTTGCAGTGACATCGTACCTATCGTCTCTCTTACTAAACCAAAGAAAACAAATACCGTACCAAATTGGTAATGCTAGAAGCAACAGTAACTGCTGTTATCGCTTTAATTGCTGGCGGTGCAGCACTAAATAATCGACTACACAACAGAATAGGAAATGTACATGACCGTATTAGCGGTCTAGACCGTCGTATTGACACTTTAGAGCTGACAGTAGCTCAAGAATATGTATCTAAAACTGATTTAGCCACCTTGGTTTCCAGGATGGAAGATCACATGATCCGTATTGAAAACAAATTAGATCAAATCGCACTAAGGAATAGCTAATGCCACACGGTAAAACACACGATCCAAGCAGACTAGATGGTCCTGAAGATCGTAAAAGAAAAGGACCACCTACTCATACTGGCAATCCTTTTAGAACAGTAAAAAAACTTAAAAGCGAACGACCCAATTACAACGTATGAATTACAAACTAGTAGATACAATTCGCGGCAAAGTGCTGCAAGAGTTTGACACTAAAGAAGCTGCAGAAAAAGCACTGACTCACCAATCAGTGTTGGATAACAACGTAGTTGAACTCCAAGCTGCTGTTTCTGCTCCAAAGAAGAAAGCCACCAAAAAGGTGAAGGCTAATGTCGAAGCAGCAGAATAAGGCTACAGAGAATCAGTTTAACGAACTCCATAGTCTTGTCACAGAAGAGTTTCTGAAGCGAGTCAAGTCAGGTGAAGCTACTACTCAAGACTTAAAAGCAGCTTGCGATTGGCTAGCTAAGAACGACATCAGCGGTGTTGCCTTTGAAGGTAACCCGTTGTCAAAGCTAGCAAGTGTAATGCCGTCTATTGATCCAGAATTAGTACAGAGCAGACTTTATGGCCGCAGGTAAAACGTCTACGTATTACAAGAACAACCCTGAAGCTCGTGCAAAGCGACTAAAGCAACAGGCTAAATACAACAAGACAGCAAAGGGACTGAAGATCCGAACTAACGCTAACAAGCTAAATCGGAAACTTGGTACTTATGGCAATGGTGACGGCAAAGATGCCTCACATACAGGTCCAAACAAAGGAAAGCTAGAGAAACCTTCTACTAACCGACGCAGACCACGCCTAAAGATCAAATACGCATGACCCCTTTACTTCCAACTCCTGAACATTATCTACACAACCTAATAACCATGACATCCTCTGAAGCCAAGCGCCTTTGGAGGCGCAGCATCAAAGAACATTTTGGCTGTACATGTGTTTATTGCGGAACAACTTATGAATTACATCAACTCACTTTGGACCACGTGCTCCCTCGCAGTAAGGGAGGTGAAGACATTTCATCGAATGTTGTATGCGCGTGTGCCAGATGCAATCAGGACAAAGGAAGTGAACATTGGCGCTCTTGGATGAGAGAGCGATTCGGACAAAACCTTCTTAGAGAAGGACTAATACTATCTCACATTAATTAAATGCATAAGCCAGGACACAAAAAACCAGTTAAGCAAACAAAACCTAAGCCTAAGAAGAAAGGGTACTGAACAACTAATTAATTACACGCCCCCGCAATGGGGGCTTTTTTTATGCCTCATCATAATCAGGCTTCAGGCTATGCCGAACAAAAGGAACAAGGTTGGGAACCATATTCCCGTGTTTATCACAAACAACATGGGTGGGTAACAGAAGACAAGTTTAAAGAATTAGAAGATAAAGCAAACTGGTTTTTTGACGGTTTAAACAATTTAGCTGCACCAGCCAGAGAATTTATTCAAGACAGAGTTGAGGATATATCTGAAATACCTCTTGTTCAACAAACAGTAGAAGCAGTTACACCTACACTTCAATTTATAGGTGGCGGTGTTCGATATTCTCCAGGTCCAGTTAAAACTTTTCTTGACAACTTAGAAGGGACAAAAGAATTAACAAGAGACACCTTAAGGGCTTCTGGAGTTGACCCTAGATGGGGGGATAGAGGGTTTGCTTTAGCAGAAGAAGCTGCACTTGCAGGTGGAGGAAGACTTCTCAAAGGTCTGTCAAAACTTCCAACTTTAAGACCACCAAGAACTCCACAACTTGTACCAAGTTCAGGCGGTCTTCATCTTCGATTTGCTCCTGATGTAACTCCTGATCTATCGCAGCAAGTTTTTGATATTACAATTAAAAATCCTGAATTTATTGCACCTGGAGTCAGAGAAGGGATTTCCACAACCGGCAAATATGGCAAAGCTCTAAACAAATGGAAAGCTCGGCGTGAATATTTATTGGGTGAACTGAAGAATCCAAGCAAGCAGTCAGCAAAAGCACAGAAAGTAGAGCGATCAAAATTAGCTAATGATTTGTCTACGTTTAACCCAGATGAAGAACAACTAGGTTTTTGGGGTAAAGGCCCGACTTCTAAATACCTCAAAATGGTGAAAGAACAAGGTGCAATACCTGGACAGCAAGCTCACCATTTATTTCCTAAAAATGAATCATATGCATTTGTTAAAAGGATGGCACAGGTTGGAGATGACGATGACCTCGTAAATATGTTTCTTTATACAGAAATGCTAGACGCGAAGATGGGGGGACTTCTAGACAACATGTTGATGATGGATATTCAACCTCATATTGGAAAAGCGACAACCATCAATGGCAAAAAACTTGAAGAAGGTTTACATCTACAAAGACAACGTGATGGTAGAGAATTTAAACACAGAGCAGCTGAGCAGATGATTGAATTTGTAGAGGAAGCTCAAACAGCTGATGAATTGATGGCCAAATTTGATGATTATATTAAAAATAATATACTACAATCAAAATCAGATGCAATAAGATTGCAGAGAGAGTTTGAAATAGCATCGCGACAGGTAAAAGAAGAATTAACTCAATTGACACCTACTTTAAGTGAAGCACAGCGTAGGAGATTATGATAAGTGAATAACGTCTTAGAGGCGTTGCAGGAAGACTTCAAGCTGTTTCTACAAGCTTTATGGGGACAGCTTGAACTACCTACTCCTACACGCGCACAATATGCAATTGCAGACTATCTACAACACGGTCCTAAGC